CCATATTCTTTAAAATCTTTATACATTTGTTCCACAAGAGATGTTGTGGGTACAACTATTAATACATTTCTGTTCGCATTAACATGGTATCTCACTAATGAATAAATCATCAAGGATTTCCCGCTTGCAGTTGGCGATAATAGGAGTCGTCTGTTGTATTTCAGGCATTCGTATATTGCTTGATATTGATAATCACGAACTGATACAGAGAGACCCAATGACTTCACAAACCCAACAACACCTTCGGGAGTAATTAAATCATTTGTTTCTTGGGGATGTCCATAGTAACTATCCTCATCTAAAACGTAGTCATATCCTTTCTTCTCTGCCCAGTCTGTAAGATAATCTACTAGACCACAATAGATCTCACCATTAGCAGGTGAGTATAATCTTATCTTTCCATCCCATCCTTTATATCTTCTTGTCTTCTGCATATACTTTGCGGACTCTACCTCAAAGGTAAAAAAGTCTGCAAGTTCATAGTTTATATGAGGTTGTGCCTCAATCTTCAAATAGACTTCATTCTTCTTACTTATAAGGAGGTCCATAAAACCATGCTACAATTGATTTTCTGATCCCAGATGTGACAGGTCTAACCCTATGCCATTGATCCGATTGAAAAAAGATTGCTGATGCCTTTTTCAACTTGAACGTTTCGTATCTACAATCAGTCTCTGGTTTATATAGCTCCAAATCAAACTCCCCTCCTTCGTACTCACTAGGATCATTCATGAAAAGAGTCATACTTATCTTTCTGACCATACCTTTGTCAGATGGATTATCTGCTACCCAATAGACAGGTTTAGGATGTTGATCTACATGCCAATCATACTTACCACCTTCGGGATATATACCATATTGTATTGGTTCAACTCCCTGTATATCTAAGTTCCATAAGTTCTGTTGATTCATTACCATTGCTATGTCCATGAAAATCTCACAGAATCTATGTTCTCTAATCCATGCTTGCTTAGATATTCTCATCTGAGAACTCTGTGCTACATCTGAATTATGTGTAAGACTATCTCTCCAAACTAAATCTTCACTATCGAGTGTGCGTTGAATCTTAGTCATCGCATTGTCATTTAATTCAATGACTCTATAGGAACATCCGTATTTCATATCCAGTCTGACCTATCACATCCCCATCTTTTAACTTCCATAGAGTGAAAGCGATCTTGCATATATCTTATTACTGCTTTGTAATCTGTGTTTGGATTACATGAAAACAAATCACACCTAGCAACATCATCTTCTGGCCAGGTGTGTACGCTTATATGACTCTCTGCAAGTAGTGCATAACCAGTAACACCATGTGGTTCAAACTTGTGAGTGTCAACTTTTAGTACTTCTAAGTTGCCAATCTTTGCTGCCTCTATCAAAGTTTCTTTGACATACTCTTCATCATCTAATGAAGAAGCTATTAGACATTGCTTTAAATCAAATAGTACGTGCTTCATAATCCGTTTTGAAATTTAGTCCAATCAATAGCATTTTTAATTTGAAAATTTCTATTGTTGATCTGTCTCAATACACCATCTAGATAATTGATGCATTGATCTACATACTCTATTTTATATTGCAACTTTCTTACGTCATCATCACCTTCTATAAACATATTAACTTCTTCTTTTGTAGTTAGTTTAAGATCAAAAGGTAATTCTTTATATACAGATGAGGGTGCTTTACCTTTATAGTATAACCATTTCTCTCTAATAAGTCTTTTCATCTCAATCTCACGTTCTTTCTTCATTAGACCGAACGTCGTATATAATTCCATATATCTCATATGGAGTTGTGGTATCTTTGTGGATTCTTCGCAGTAAAGATCGTTATCAATTACTGAATCCTTTTTCCACATCTCCTGTATCTGTTCCAGATTCATAATCTAACCAAGGGTCGGGTATTATACTCCTTGATCCTTCGTTTCCTTGAAGAATTCTTGGAGACTGCTTTGGCAGTTCACTGCTTTCTTGTCGTATTTGGGTTTGATCCCTTTCATCTTTTCGTAGTCGCTGTGCATTGCTCCCAGTAACCATGCCTGTGCTAGTTGCTTCGGACCTTCTCTCAACAACTGGATTTGAAATTTCGAGAGACCAGCCTTCATCTCCAAATACTCCTGTCTCCACGATGTGTCTATGGTTTGATCTGTCATTTTGATCCCACTCTTTTACTAATTGTTCAGCTTGTGCGTCAACTGATCGCATTGTGTTTTCTATTTTAGCATAGATCCACTTTTTTTTCAACCACTCTAGCAAACCAAGTGCTAGATGCCTAACGTAAGGGTTCTTGAATTTCTTCTTAACCCATCGTTCTGCCTTGTCATACCAAGGATCTACACCTTCACCGAAGGTTTTTTCAAAGGAGAATAGCACCTATTATAAACCCCTTAGCGAAAGCAAGACAATTGATTTGGTAGTCTGACAACTTATATTTATCTTGAAATTTCTTGATGAGTTTCTTATCCCACTCTACAAATGAGATAAAAGATTGTTTGATGTTAAGATTGTACATGTTTACCTACGTGTGGATGCGTTGATGTTTCTTACCTCATACAAGGTATATCTAAAAGTTGCTGTTGCTGTAAAATAATTATTGTCTGATCCTGTGACATCAAATGGTAATGATGATAAGTTGATAGGAAAGACAGATTTAAAAACAACATCAAAGTTTGCAAGGTTGTTATTATTCAACACTTGTAATGTAGCATCAGAGAATCGTGGATCATTCTTAGTTCCTCTAATACTATTTTCTTGATTCCAATTATATCTATCTGCGTATTCACCTGGTGTAGATAATGCTCTCATCCAGTTATGTATCTCCATATAATTTCTTAAGTCTTCATCTACTATAAACTCTATAGTTAAATCTTCATATGATGCTGTGCTCTCAACTGGTATTGTTACGAAACCTCTGGTGGGTATTTCGATATTACCTGTCGTAAATGCGGGTATATTTGCTTTCTGACATAAGAACGATACCTTCTTTGACTTATCGAGTATGAATAAAAACCCGATAGGAGATAGAAAGTTCTTGTTAGTCAGTTGATCCTGATACCAATTTGCCATTTTATCCGTTGATGTTTTCTAACCATGATGTAGAAATGTATTTGTCACCATCCAAAGGAGGTAATCCTCTATGAGTATGTGTAAACCCTGCTGGCCAGATCAATATTTGTCCTCTCTTGGGTTTAAATCTTTTGTGAATATAAAGAAACTCAGTTTCACCACCCTCAAAATTATCATTAAGATACATCATAGTTGCACATATCCTACGATTGCATCCCATAGAACCATCTTCAGAATGCCATGCATGATATCCTTCACCTGGTCTAGTCTTCTGTACATTCAGATATACTTGTTGATACCTGTATTGTAATAGACTCTCATACTCATCAATGTATAACTCTAAGCATTCACCAGTGATATCATTATATTGTTTCATCCATTCATAACCACAAGCATGGTCTAGTATAAAATCTTCCGTAGCAAGACATGCATCTTTACGTTGATTTGCTCTACGTTCTTTACCAAAGATACCTTTGCGATTAAACGTAGCACCACACTTCTTTTGATATTCCCAATAATCAATTACTGGTTGAGTGTTGTACTTGGTATCGAAAATACCAATAAAGTCCTCAAACCTTACATCCTCTATCATAATTAAGCATACTCTACGTTTATATTTAGACGCAAAAAAAGAGTGCCTTTGCAGACACTCCTTCCCCTTTCACACGTGTAATATTATTTATTACAAATGTATCTAAAATAACATTAAGAAAATATGTTGTTTAGATTTCTCTCGTCAAAGTCTACTTTGATTGCTTTGCTCTCATCTTCACCATCGATTTGAGGTAAGTAATAAAATTCTACATTGTAATCTGATAGAATTTTAAATTCATCATCGTAGTGATTTGGAAAACTTTTTTGGAAGTTATTACAAACGCTATCTGCCATAGTATAGTAGATTTTATTTGTATTACTTACAAACTTTTCTCGTGCCTTTTTTAGATTAGGAGCATAATCAACAGCATTTGTTTTCTTATCTTTGTGACACCAAAGTAAAACCTTAGTTAATCTAGTGTCTCTATCCTCCTTAGTTGCATCTTTATCTTCTTTGAAGATAGTTTGAAGTAACTTAGTGATTGAATCTCTGTTGTGATATTCAACAAGAGACATAGGATAGTTACGATAGATAGTGTCCTCATCATTAGTGTTATGAGGTTTAAACTCATTACTATTAGTAATAAATTTATCTAAGTCAGTTGGTTCAAGATTGA